GAGGCTATGAAGGTAGGATCGAAATCTAAGATTTTCTGTCCGTTAGGAAGTCGGACGTAACTGAAGGTGAGTAGGGATGCCGACCAGATAAGGACGACAACTTTCACTAAATTACCAAGAACTTCACTTTTGTCTTCATCATTTTCCTTCTCATCTACAGCAGGCTTTGTGTCTGCCATGATAAGTTATACCTCTGCTGGTTGTTTTTTCTTTCCAATGTTGTATTTGGACTCAAGAGTCCATTCACCTTTGTCCTTGAAGGACAAAACTTTAATTTGATTCAGTGGTGCCAGATCAGCAACCTCTTCCTCTCTCGCGATTGCAATCAAACCCCAGTCTGATAACAATTTTGCAATGCGATTTCTACGTTGGATGTCATTCGTGGTGATGTTGGTTGGTTTTCCATCCAACGCAAACAACTCCTTGAAGTGTACAACGTAATACTTACCACGTTTGTGGAGAATGTGACAAGACTGATACAGTTTGCGCTCTTTCCTTGACGCAACACCAATACGGGTGAGGGTTTCTCTTACCTTGAGAAAGTCATCAGGTTCTTTAAGCGTCACTTCGAGCATCATGTCTTGAGACCATTGGATCTCGTCGCTCATTTCTTACCTCCAGTATTCAATTTAGATGCAATGATTTGTAGTTGGTCCTGGGTTAGAATCTTTAGCGCCGCTTGTGCTTTCTCAGTGTTGTAACCATAGTATTTTTTAACTAGGTCAAGATCACCGTTCTTTATCTTCTTGTCCCATGGAGAAAATCGTTTCGACTTTCTCACACTATATAGGTAATATGAATATTGTAGATCGTTATCAGCATGGTCGCACATATTCATCATGTTAGCGTGCATCAACGTGTCGATATGATGCATCATACATTTGTTGATGACGTATGCTGGATACTTCTTCATGGCAACAGGATCTTCTGTGAGATCCCCCTGCTTTAGATTGATGCTGTTGAGATAATCTTTGAGAGGAATATCATACTGTTTCATAGAGGGATGACAGAGGAGTGGATTCAGTGAAGTTAGTGACCAGCAATTCGGTCTTGAGTTTGTTGTCTGCCCTATGCTTCATGCCATAGGTAATCTTAAACTCTTCCTGGTTGAAGTCCTTGTATGCTTCCTTCAACTCATCGTCGATATTATATGTGACCAACCACTTATGAGGACAGATCTTACAACAGTCTACAAATAATTCGTGATTGAAATTCTTATGCATCTCTGCATTGGTGCCATATAGATAGGTGCCAATCTTGTAAGGAGGATCCAAGAATACAAAGACACCAAGACGCTCACTCTCTTGATCATTCATTACATCATTGTAATCAAGGTTGGTGATGTGCCACTTCTGAATCACCTCGGAGATACCCTTCAGATGATGAGCACCACGAGTGGTAAAGTTTTGTTTGGATGCAGTCTTAGAGAAGGATGAGTTTTCAGTCAACCCGCTATAGCTACACTTATTAAGAATCCAAAAAAGCACAGCTTGCTGAAAAGTATCCGCCTTGGATATCTCATCTTTAGCGGAGAGGAATAACTCTTTTGCTTTTTCTTCTGTGCTGTTTTCAACTTTGATGTTGTAAAGGGTATCTGATAACTCATCACCACGCTCTTGAAGAGTCTTCCAGAAACTGTAGAGATACTCATACTTGTCATTAACCCACACGGGGATGTCAGGATACTTCTGAGAGAATAGAAGTGCTACGCTCCCACCACCCACGAAGGGCTCACGGAATTCTTTGATCTCACTTGGAAACTTCTCAAGCAACATCTTTGCTACCCTTGATTTACCACCAGGATAACGGAGTGGTGTCTTCAAATACTTCATGAAATAGAAACTGTTAGTTGTGGCATGTCGTATGGACCAACGTTTATCTTCCCACAAGGGAAGACATTGAATGAGATAGTCCAACGGTCATAGGTATCTAGTTGACGACCTGAATAGTGCTTCAACCAGGAGGGAAAGAGAATAAGTTTATTCTCATCTGCATCAACTTTCTCATTGATGCCCCACTCACGATCCATCATATCACCTTGGAATACATCTAGTGTATCAGATGTGCGAGGTGTAACAGGATCTTCAAAGAAGGTAGGAGCACCAGGGGTGAGATAATAAACAGCACTCAGATAGGACATTGGATGCCTATGTAAGGGGTGTCCATACCCACTCTTTGCAGGTGCATGGTTAAACCACATGGAAGAGATCTCTAGAGAATCACAGTAGAGTTTATAGGCATACCTATACTCCGCCAGACAGTCCCAAAAGAATTGCCTCAACTCAGTGATAGGACCTTCCTCAATCTTATGCAGATCAGGACGTGAGGTAATAACACCCTCAGGAAAGTTTGACTGAAAGGATGGATACCCATCCATAGATTCAATCACACGTTGATTGAGAGTCTTATCAGGTTGCATGTATGTCCTACACACAACAGGAAACATATGTACTTCAGTCCCTTGCATAGTCGCTAAGTTTCAATGGTCCAAGATCTTTCCATGCGTCAACTTTTACTCTAGACATAGGTGCGTCATGCCCACCACTGTTAATACTACCTGTGGGGAAGGTGTTAAATGCAATAGAATACCTATCAACATCATCATGGTTAGGTAGACTAGCATGAATCATATAACTGGGGAATATAATTAGTCCACCAGGACCGCCATGAAATGCTATCTCCTGAGCAATCGTCCCATCTAGATGGAAAGACGCCCATTCTCTTTGGAAGAGAGGGTCAACAAAGATAGTAGGAGGACCAGGAGTAAGGTAAAAGATACCACTCAGATAAGACATGGGGTGCCTGTGGGCATCATGATGATGACCAGTCTTTGCTAGAGATCTATTTGCCCATGCTTTGTTGACTGCCAAACGATCGCAATCAAGACCTGTATCAAAGTGAATAGTATCTACACACTGCTGAAACCATGACATGAGTGGTGCAAACACTTCACGATCATGGAGGTCAGGTGATGTCTTAACACCAGTGGGTTGGTTATATGATTTATACTCTAATTCCTTTATAAGATTTAGAGTGTTATCAAGAAGAATTTGACTACAACGAAACTCATAACACTGAATAGGAAAGAAGTTATGTTGTTGATAATTCTGTCTCATATCACACCATTGAAACGATCATTCTTATGTAGTAGGACACCATCAACCTTCTGCATTAGATCTTCAAGAGAGTAATGTAGTTGGCGATAACCACTACCAACATAAAGTTGCCCAAGGACTACTGCAATAGTTGCAGCACCCCAGAAAATATAATAGTAATTTGACTTCACTTGCTTTTTCATAGCACCAGTTTCTTACTAGGAGTTTCAATTATACCAAACATTTGCTCAAACTGCTCGACCACTCCCTCCTGAGTATCAGTAGGACCATACACAAGGTAGTCTTTAGGCACAGTTACTGGAGTGTTACGACCAGCAAGCAGTGGTGCCCATGGAGCAAACCCTAGAGTGCCTTGTCCGTTAGGGATAGCAACAATAGGATTGGCAACAGTGACGGTGGTGTCACTCTCTTCAATCAGGTCTGCAACGACATCTTCGCCAGACCGCATACGCATCAGTTTTACATTCATTTGGTTTCACACCTCATCATTAACTCAGTCAAGAATGCCACCATGTTGATCTCCTGGTCAACAACAAAAGCAGACTTGTACTGATACTCAGAGATGACCAGCACTGCTTCAGGAATTGATTTGGGATCGAAGTGGTTGTAGAGATTGTCATAGATCTTCCTCATAATAGCGACGGGCTCGTTGTCCATATTCTGAGTCACCCACTTCTTCATGTTGGTAAACTCTTTCTTACGAATATATCCGACGAGGTTGGTAATGTTGATGTCATTAGAGACACCAAGGATACCTGTATCAATCTTCCCAGAAGAAGAATACCGTTGCAACTCATTGAGTGTGCGACGGAAGTCAGGGAAGTGTTTCTGGACTACCTCAGCGACAACCTTAGGTTCGTAGGTTACGCTCTCACTATCTAGGATAGTTTTAACACGGTTGAAGAATGCTCCTGCCATTGTTGCTTTCTCCTTACCCTTGAGGGTGAAGTCAACAACAGAGCAACGTGAGTGCAGAGGAGAGATGATCTTATTCTTGTAGTTACAAGTGAAGATGAATCTACAATTCTTTTGAAACTCTTCGATGCAAGCACGAAGAAGCATCTGCACATCAGGTGTGGTGTTGTCTGCCTCATCAATGATGATGACCTTATGCTTAGCAGTGGAGGTCAGAGAGACAGTAGAAGCATAGACCTTTGCCTGATTACGGACGGTATCGAGGAAACGACCTTCGTCAGATCCGTTGATAACCAGACAGTCAGCACCCAACTCTGCACACAGTGCCTTGGCGATAGTAGTCTTACCGACACCAGCAGACCCTGAGAGCAGGAGGTTGGGGATCTCACCTTGGTCCAGAAAACCTTGAAAGATTTCCTTAGTGCTCTCTGGTAGAATACATTCGTCAATAGTTTGAGGACGATACTTTTCTACCCAAAGAAACAAGTTGGACATAATCAGGGTTCGAGTGCGATGAAATAGTTGAGCTCACTGGCGCTGAGACTGGTGAAGTTAGCAATGTTGCGATTAGAAATGCACACATGGTAACTACCAGGAAGCAGTTTCAGATTCTCAACCTTGAAACAGAAACAGAAATTGACCCTTTCAGGTGTCATTTTCGTAGGGTCATGGAAGACAACCTTCTTAAGTGGAAGAGAGAATACATTAGAAGTATCATTCTTCTTGTCCTTCACACAGATGCTGTACTCACCTTCGTATCCATAGATGCAGAGATCTTCCACACCATAGACTTTAGATGCCTGCATCAGTTGCTCCAGATCCTGTTGAGGCAGGTCGAAAAACAACTCAGGGTCAGGGAGGTCGGGGTTAAACTCAGGGACTCTACCAATAATTTCGGGGTCACTGTAGTAGAAGGTGGTCTTACCCTTAGTATCTTCATCAAAAATCACAACCTTCTTGTTGTCGGGGAAGAAGAGAGTGGGACTCTTGAAGAGAGACAGAGCACCAAGGAAGAGAGGCAGGTCATAGATTGCCATCTGCTCGGGAATGCCTTCGCGAATTTGCGTGGCAGCAATGATATTTTTATTGACTGACATCGTTTCGACAAACTTACCAGGGTCAATAAGGATAGACTTGTTAATAGCACTGAAGTTACGCAACACCTCAATGGTCTGCTTGCTCAGTTTAACAGTTTGTCTTGCTTCTTGATTCATAATTACTGGGGGTAAGTTTCGATTTGTGTGGACTGGTCGCTGAAGTGAATCAGCAACACTGCATAGTGTAGCACTTTCATAAGGTCACGTCTAGCGGTGCCTTTCTTGTCATAGCGAGAAGCATACTTCAGGATGTTACTCCTGCAGAATGCCTCAGCGTCACCACAAGCATTGATGAGATCAAGGGTTTGGATACCATCAGGACCACTGGAATAGTGTGCCCTGTAGGTATCCGAAATGTAGTCTTGCAACTCCTTGATGATCTCGTTTTCGTTATACTTGTTTGCCATAATAAACAGAGATTATCTATAAATGATATCAGAGATTGAGAGGATTGTCAACGGAAACATCAACGTCAGCGTCAATCTTATCATACAATTCGATGAATGATTGCTTGGTCTCATCATCGAAACGGTTGAGGCACACCTTGATTGCCTTCACACGGTCAGAGAAGATGCTGTAAGCACGGATGATGTGGACGAG